CGACCTGCCCGTTATCGGCGACCAGCTCAACGCGGCGAGCCTTTGGCGGCATAATGAGCACGGGTTTGTATGCTCGAGGTTCCGGCGGTGTTTCGTGCCGGTCGGCATGACTCTTCCACAGGAAGTTTCGCCTGTATTTCACCTCTCCCGCCGGGGTGCGAAGGTAAATGATCGAGTCGATAAGGTCCGAGGTCGGCCATGCTTTACGCTCGGAGCGCGGGGTAGTGTCGGTGGTATTCTTTCGACCGTTGAAAGCCGGGTGCCACCAGAAATATACCTGTGCCTTGGCATGGGCGGCCTTACTCTTCTCAACGTCACCATCAACACACGAAGCGCCGTCCCAGGAGTAGTTATACGCACCTTTCGGCGCGGCCTTGTCGCCGTGTATTTCGTTCTTGAACTTCCTGGAAAAACCGCCCTTCCAAGGGGTATTTACCGGGGTGCAGCTCGGTGCCTCGTTTGCGACCGCCTCGAGGTACGGATCGGGGTCGGCGAGGTTGTGCTCGCAGAACGGGGAAACCTCGATCTCAACCTGCGGAAAGGCGCGTTTAAGGATCTCGTATTGACGCGCAAGCCGTCGAACGGCTCGCAGATCAGCGGGGCCGAAGTTGTGCGCATCACTCCACAGCAGGTGCACGCGAAACAAAGGGCAGCGCCCTGTTTCGAGCAAACGCCGCACCGAGGGCAGCGCATCGCCAAACGTGTTGGCAAAACAGCCAGCCGCCCAGCCAGCGGGGTGCTCTTTGATGGCGAGGTCTGCAAACTTTGGTAATCCTAGATAGTCGAGTCCGTGCATGATCAATCTCCTTTATTCACATGAAAAAATTTTACTTTGACGCGCGAGCCCCTTTGGGAACTCGAGCCGGTTATCCGTGAAACTTCGCTCCCTAAAAACCACGTGGTTCGTTGGTTGCACCGTAAGGCGGCCGTCGGTCGTTTGGATGAAGCAAAACTCTTTCGCTTGTTCGGGATACGCGCTGAATCCGTCACCAACCGGCGCCGCGGTAAATAAGTAGGTTCCGGCCACGTGCTTTTTGTTTGCAAGCGCGACGCACTCAAGCCCTTGAAGGTATCGATACTCAAGCACCGTGAACCCCTCACCGTAACAATCCCAGGTTTGCGCATCCTGCGGGTTCCAGGGCAGTAACGGCCGATCCTCAAACGCAATTGCATGGGCTGGTACGTTGCGGTAAATGGCGCCGCACTCAAGCATTACAGTGCAGCCCCACAACCGCCCAGGATACGACACCAAGCCAAACCATACGCACGGAACAAAGCGCGGTTTTTGAATGGTCTTGAACACATACTTACTATCAACGAAGCAATACAAATGCCGCGGTAGCTCTCCAACAAGCGTATACATACGCCCCCCTTACGGCCAATCAGCATAGGCAACGAGCCCGTTTTTCGAGCTCCTGTCGAGCACCTCAATAGACTTGATCCGCGGTATCTCCATCACCCGATCAACGATAGCTCGAGCAGAAAGCCCCTCTACATCCATGAGCAGATCGAGCAGATCATCATTTGATCCGGTTGAGTGATCAAACTCCGGCCCCTCTTGACGCCACACGCGGATCTCCCATTGCACAGTATGAAACTTAGTAATTGATTCAACGAGCAGCGCCATTGCGGATCTCCTTTTCTTTACAGGTTTTTAGTTTTTCAACGGCCGATTTAGGCCACGGAAGCCAAGATTTTGAGGCGTCAACCGACGCAAGCGGGGCCGGGTGCATAATGCTAACCGGGAGCGTTTCGTCGTGATCAAGGCCGAGCGAGTGCCCTATTTCGTGCGCCATTGCGACAACGGAATGACGATAACGCGCCGCACCTTCAGCGTTGGTCATCATCGCAGAGGTCATTGAGACTCTGCCGCTTCCGTCCCAGTAACACCGAAATTGATACGCCTGCCCGACAATGTAGCGGGCGCCTTGATACTCTACGGGAGGGATAAGCGCATGATGCACCACCCGTGCACCTTTGCGACGACGCCCTACGAAATAATCTTCGTCCCACCACCAGTGCGCATCATCGACGCCGTAGCCTCCAAGTCGTGTCGGGCGTTTCCTGGGGTTTGGTAAGCACTCAAACCATCTCAAGCGCAAACTGACACCGAGTGACGCATAAAGCGCTTGTACATCTCGAAACATGCGCCGCCCCTCCTCGCACGTCACCGAGTGTGGTCCCGTCGCAACAACGAGCGAAACCGGCACGGTTTGAGCCGACGCAACCACCGGCGCCAACCCAAAAAGGAGGGGGAAGGCAAGGCGTTTGCAAAACCCGCATTTATAGCGCAGCATCATGCGTAGCAGTCGTTTCACGCGGCGCAAAAACCTTTGACCTCGCCTTTCCCCCATAATCATTTTTCCTCCTTGGTCATCGCTTCCTCGAGCGCGCATCGAACGGATCGCCGTTGTGCTACCCAGGTTTCGAACGTGTCGTGCTTGTACCAGAGGAAAGTTGTTTGACGCGCCGCCTCAAAAGCGTCTTTTCGGATCACCTCAAGCTCGTGAGGCGTGACGAAATAGCCCTCTTCGATCCGGTCGTCTTTGTGGTACGGCATGAGGTTTTCGCCCGCCGTGTTCACGCGGTACGGGATGCGGGCGCCGTCTTCTCGTAGGTAGGTGTGTAACCAAACTTTACGCATGGCACTCCTCCACAGCATCGACGATGTTTCGGAAATGCTCAGTTAGTCCGATGTGATCGGCTTCGTCGAAATATTTTGTAATCTCCTCACACCCGGCCTTTACCAACTCCTCGGCTTCGCTAAGTGCCGCGCGGCCGTCATCGGTTACATGCACCGACACAACGCGCCGATCGCGCGAGTCGCGGGTGCGATACACCCAACCCATAAGCTCCATGCGGTCGATCATCCTAGTCATATCGGGCCGTGCTACGGCGGCAGCTTTGGCCAACTCGCGCACTGATACGGGGCCGCCGGCAGTGACAGCGACGCGCAGGGTGTAGAACGTGGGAACGCTCATCTGATACCGTGCGAGGGTTTTGTTTAAGTGCTGCCGCGCCCTCGAGGCGACGGCGAAAAGTTGCCAAACGGTTTTTTCTTTACGGCTTAGGTTCATCATTATTTCCCTCCACAAAACGCCTTAATCTCTCAAACTCTACGACCCCGATTCGCTTGCTGTGCTGTAGCAAAACAAACTGACGCCGGCGGGCTTGCTCGAGCACAAGCTCGGCGCCCTGAAACATTGCGGTTCGGAGCATTGATCCAAGCTCCGTGCGGCTCACCTTCACCTCGAAATCCGTCGGTGTGTCGGGTAGCAACAAGCGAATCTGATCAAACAGCTCGCTTCTACTCATTTGACCCGCTGTAACGCGTGTTTTGCCGCGGCCGGTTGCATGTAAATTGCAGCCTCGGCAACGCCTCGGACTTTGCCGTCCTGATACGCTCGAGCAAGCTGCACCGAGGTGATGCGTTTACGCACACCCACCCCCATGACAAATCCCGCGAGCGAAAAGAAGCACGCAAAAATCAACAAAAACTCAATATCAGCCCTCATACACTCACCCCCCTTACAGTCTTAAAATCGAAATAATTGCGGTACGCCGGATGCTTCAGAGCGAAGATCCGCGCGTAGTACGCCGTCCAGTTGTTTGACACCTTGAAATCCTCAGCGCGTTCAATCTCGGTTTCCCACCTAACGCGCTCCATGACCGCCTTTGCGCCGACCTTGCGGCGCGTCTGTATCGCGTCCAGGGCGAACCGCTCAAACTGTCGCCACACGAGCGGGTTTTGTAGAAAGTTCTCAATGAAGGCATCGACGGTTTCAGCCGGTACACCTTGCGCCAACAAATGCCCGCGGGCGTCATCAATCTTCAGCATGATCAAAAACCCTCCCTATCGTCATACGGTCCAAAATCTTGCGGCTCAGGAACGACCGGCGGCGGCTGTATCCAGTACCAAACGCCGGGGCGCTTCTGGCAGTAGAGCTTTCCTAGCCGGTAGTCGTAGAGGCGCCCGGTATCGTCGCGGTAAAATCCGTGCTCGAGCTCGTAGAGCTTGCGGCCCATGATGATCTCAACCTTTCCCGTTGGTTTCATTTCGCCACCTCGAGGAGCGGCGCCACCTTGGCGGCGATGACTGGAACGACCTTCGCTTTGAACTCATCGCGGATACGGAGGCCGCCGTACACTTTCCAAAAGTGCGCGCGATTGGCGGCTTCGTCCTCGGCTTTCCACGCGCACACATCCGGCCACCCAAGAGCCCGCACGGCAGCAACCAGGCGCTCGCCGCCTTTGGTGCGCAGGTACTCGCGCGCTTGTCCGGGTGAGTACCGCCCGAAGCGGCGCACGGCCTCATTCACCACGCCCCACGCCTCGCCGTCGGTCAGATCGTCGGCGCCTTGCATTCGGTCGAGCGTTGCGTACACCTGCCCGATAGTCGGCGGGAAATTTCCGGTGTGGCTCTTGAGCGCTGTGCGCATCACTTCCCAAAACTCGGTTGAAGTCATCGAGGGGAACGAGTCGCACCACAAACGGATCATCGGCTCGGTAACGACGAAGTGCGGCCAACCGAGGAAAGCCGTTGTGAGTATTTTGCCCATCTCGCTAGTTCGCATCGCGCTCCTCCGCTTCAAGTTTTGCAATCAGCTCAAGGTGAGTTTTGATCTGTTTCTCAGACGGAGACTCCTGACCTAGTGCCAATTCCTCGTTTAAGCCCCTCCAGCCTTTCGCTATTGCGCGATCCACAAGTTGCACGTATCGACGGGGGTCTGTCTCAAATTGGCGCACCTGTAGGGCGTAGGAATCGATCAGGCACGGATGACCCGAGCGGGCTTTGTACTCAACCCAACGGGCGAGAGCGGCGCGGGCTTGGTCGCCCCACCGAGGGGGAAACTCAAAATCAGTTTCGGCAAACGTGCGGTACTTATCCGCGCGCGCGCGTTTCCGATCCTTCTGGTTATTATTCTGGTTCTGGTTCTTATTATTATTCTGGTTCTTATTCTTATTGGGGCCGTTGAACGACTCGTTAACGGCCGTTGCAGCATCCGTTGAGCGGTCGTTGAACGCCCGTTGCGCACGTCTCTCAGCAGATAACCGCCCGGCCTCTTTACGTTGTTCGAGCGCCTTTTCGTACCGCTCCATGCGCTCGAGCAGGGATCGGGAACGGATCGACCCGTTTTCGTCGCGAATGAACAAACCGACGTTTACCGCGAGATCAAGGAAAGTTTGAAAATCGGTGGCGCGCTCATTAAGCGACAACGCAACAGCCGTTACCGCATCCGCTTGGATAGCGTACTCGGAGTCCTCGCGCATCACCTCGAGGCACGCGAAGTAGAGCCCGTAGTACGCCCACCCACCGGCAGCGCGGAGGCGTAAAAGTTTTTGATCGTTTCTAGCGTTGGCGTCGTGAAGAAAACCCGCAGCTTCCTTGCGGCGCTTGGGTTGTGTAGAGTTGCTTTGAGCGGTCATCGATTGCCTCAATCAATCGGTCCCGCCCACTGAACCCGCCCGAGCTGGCGGGTTTTTTTATTTAGGCGGAACAGTTTCCGCCACGTTCTGACACCTCCTCAAATTTTTATCGGACAAAAAAGATCCGATGACGTTACTTATCGGTCATTTATTGTCCGATAAGCATATTTGGGGGGTGTGTCAGAGCGTGACACACGTCATATGTCGCCTGTTGTAAGGGTAATCCCCTAACCTGACAATATAGAAAATGATAAATCTTAGAACTCTAAGCGTTGCGCCACGTTGTCGCTATTTGCTTGCCGCAACTTGTCGTACCGCTCGAGCATTTGGACCGAGGCGTGGCGGGAAAATTTGCACACCTCGCGGTGCGGAACCCCGTCCTCAAGGAGCTTGGTAATGGCCGTAGCCCTCGCGCAGTGCGGGCTAAACTGCCCGGTGAGCCCGACTCGGCGCATGTACCCGGTGAACTGCCGGCGCACGGTACGGTCGAGCATAAACTCGTTGGTGGCCGTCCGGTCGCGGTACTTGGTCAAAAACGGGTCGAGGTCGGTGGCGCCCTCGGTTTTGCGTATCTCGAAATATGCTCGAATATGGTTTGCCGCCCAAGCGCCGATTGTTTGGTCCTCAGCGCGTTGGCGCTTGGTGTTGCGCAGCGTCAAGATCATGCTTCCGTCCGGCCCCTCTTTAACGTCGCACATACGCACGGCAAGCGCCTCATTGATACGCAGCGCACCACCGAACAGGGCGGCCAACAGCGCCTTATCACGCGCACCCTCGGGGCCGATAAACTCAAGTGTGAACAGCTCGCGCACTTTGTCAAACGGGATCAGTTGGTGCGGCCTTCTGTCGTTGCCGTGTATACGCCGCATGTCCTTCCGGGCTTTGCGCCACGGGTTAGCGGTGACGCTGCCCAGATGTAGCAGCTCATCCCATATAGAGCATAGGATGATCATTTTGTGCTTAACCGTTGCAAGGCTCACCCGGTCAGAGATGAGCGCGGATCGGCCCTGTTGCGCTGGCAGCGTGCGGAGGTGGTTTGTGTACCGCGTAACCTCAGTATGTCTAATTGTTTTTAGGCGTTTGGCGCCTTCCTCTGTGTATTCAATGCCGAAGAATCCGCAGAACTCTCCGAGCACTTGCCGATATTGTTTAGCCGTCGTCTTCGCCTTAAGGGCGAAAAACTGGTTAAGATCGTCGAACATTCCCCACGTATCACGATTACCGTTGTCACGGGTATTATTCGGCAGTATGGGATTTTTGTTTCGTAGGTCAGTAGGCGCATGGATGAGGCGCAAGGTGGGGCGGGCAGTGTTCATTACATCCTCCAAAGGCGGCGACCCTCCCCAGAATCGCCGCCCGTGTACTTACTCTGTTGTGACCTCGCCGGTGTCGAGGTCAATCGTTACGTCGCCTTCAACAGCCGACAGGAACGCTTCAACGGCTTTACGGTCTAAGTCAGTGAGCTTAGCAACGTTGGCACGGAGCTTGATAGCATCGGCCTGGTACGCCTCGCGCACGGATTGACCCTGCAAACTGCAACGGGTTGTAATCACCCACCGCGCAAGCGCGTCCAGGTCTTCACCGTCGATGGCGTTCTGCAACACCTTTGCCGGGTCCGTTATAAAGTGCTCGGGTATATCGTCGCCGTCCGGTAGTGGCATGACCTTGCTCAGCTTCGGGCGTTCAACCAGGCTCGAATCATCCATTTCCTCGCGCGAGTACAAACCGCCGAGGATGTCGGCGAACATATTTCTGACCAAAATTGATACCGCTCGAGCGTACAGCATCGCTTTCGGCATTCTTTTCCAATTGTCCTTGTTTACGAGCCCCGCGCGGGTGGCATCGGCCCAAGTGTACGTTGCCGAGTCGGTCCAGTCGCCGCGCGTACACTCTAACGTGCACACCGTATCAGACCACTCGAGGGTTTTGATTTTGCCACCGTGCGCGATTGCAAGACTCTTCAACGCTTGCGCCTCGAGCGCAGGTTTGCCGTTAATCACGGTGATCGAGTTGAGCGCGCGAATCGGTGAAAACCCAAGCTCTCGCCCGTACAGGATCGCCGTCAATACGCTCTCAGGGCTTCGATAGTGCGTCGGCAACATGCCGGATTTTAGCAGCACCGTGGCCATGCTTAGTTTTTGGCTCAGGTTGTTTGCATAGCTCTCGATGCTTGCCGGGCCGTCGGTGAGGGTTGCTAGGTCTTTACTCATTTCGTTTCTCCTTTTTGGTTAGTCATCGTTTCAAACTTCCGTAAAATCATCTCGAGCTCGGCCGCGCCAACGTCGGCGCACTCCCTCGAGCAGTATTCACCGTGACGCGCTATCCACCACGTTTTCGTGTGGCGGTAGATGTCACGATTACAGTTTGAGCAGCGGCGGCCCCTGTCGTCGTCGATAGTGCGCGTTTCAACCATGGCCCCTACTCCCTTCCGCTATTATACCACCCAGCGACGATAGCAACGGCGGCTTGTATGAGGTGCTCACGCGCGTCGTCACTCAAACCGGGGTTCTCTGTTTCCACGACGTTTTCGATCTCGGTGCGCAGTGCGAGCAAGTGCCGCACAAGGTCGGTTGTGTCTTGCCGGTCGGCTGACGACAAGGCAAACGGTTTTGTTTTTGTTGGCATGTGGTCCTCCTTGACCCGTCGGCAACATCGCCGATCAGCGCCCTGCCCTATCTCAAGGCAAAGCACTCATCGGCGGCGGCGTAGCCCTCATCGAGCTACGCCGACCGCGCTATTGTTTACGTGTGAGCTCTTGCATGTCCTTTGAGCTAGGCACCGACATCACAACGTCGTTGCCCATTACGTGCACGTTGAAGAACATCCACGAGCCCAGGACGCCCAGCACAATCATGTCGGTGATGACGGTGACGGCGAGCCCTTTGAGCGTAAACAAGTCCTGTTTGATCTCTGTAACTAAACTCATGATCCCTGTACCTCCTCAGCTTGAGCCTTACAGTTGATAAACAGACATTTCAGCGGCGGTGTGGTGTGTGTCTTCTGCGAGCTATACGACTCGTCGACCTTCATCACCCACGCCTTCCCGCCTATCTCCAAGCCGCTGCATCCGGTGGCGCATACAAGCGCCGCACAGCACAGCAAAACCTTCATCGCTCTTTTCATTGTGTGTTTCCTCCTATCGGTACACGTTTTAACCTTTGTACATTATCGTTGTACAAGTAAACTTACTTGAGTGAGATGAGGATAGCAAGAGAAGTTGTGCAAGTATTGTTGCAGTGTGCAAGAAAAGATGTACAATGTAAGTTATGCGAATGAAACTGTTGGATCTTGTTAAGAAAGAGCGCGGGCTTACCAATTACGGCGTGGCAAAGGCGCTACGGGCTCTCGGTGTTGAGATAACGACTCAAGGCATCGATCACTACGAAAAGGGTAAAGCAAAGGCTATGCGGCTTGACGTGCTGTGCGGGTTGAAGGCTCTTTTGGGGGCACGATGGGAAACCGTTGGGAGGTTGCTCGAGGAAGAGTTTGGTCGAAAGTAAAGTTGTAAAAGTGGCCGACTGTCCCTACCCTAGAATTATGGCACAACCAAAGCGACCCCCTCCCCCCCGCCCACCAACCAAGGACACACCGGAGGTCCGCACAGAGATCCTTGCTAGGTTGTCAAAGGGGGAGTCTCTGCGGCGTATTTGTGCCGATCCCCACCTCCCCAATATGGATACATTTTTAGATTGGTGTGCCGCTAAACCTGACCTATCCGAGCAATACGCGCGCGCGCGAGCGCGGCAGGCAGATTACTACGCCGAACAGATCGTAGAGATTGCAGACCACGCCGAGGATGCAAATCTTGCACGCCTCCAGATAGACGCACGCAAATGGGTGGCCGCTCGCCTCCTGCCGAAGAAGTGGGGCGACAAGCAGGAGATCGAGCACTCAGGAAAGATCGACTCGATCATCGTCAACGTGACAAGGAAAGAACCGCCGAAGTGATGGATTTAGAAGAGTGGACGATCAGGCGCGATTTCTTGCGTAAGGCGCTAACGCGACTGACGCGGCGGCAGGAACATGTCATTTGCGGCATCCTTGAGGGGACTACGTTAGCCCGTATAGGCGATCACTACGACATATCAACCAGCCGAGTAAGGCAAGTCGCCCAAAGGTCAGCGATCAAGCTTGCCAGGCTTTGGGAGGATGACTCGGCACTGACCGTTATGCAGCGGCCTGCACCAGACCCAGTTAAGGATTCCTACTCTGACGCTTTTACGGACTTTTATTCCGAAGCAGCGCCACAGTATGACGATAGCGGATACGCGTATTTTCGAGGGGCGCACCACATAAAAGTTAATAAAATCGCCAAGCCAGAAGCGCAACCTGAAGCGTGGCGCTTATTTTGGGACACAAACTCAAAAATGATTTATTGGGTAAATATAGTCTCTAACGAAACAGCTTTTTTTGGAGGGGACGGCAAGCCGCCGCCATAATGCAAGCCACGATAGAGCTCGGACTATGGCCTCGGCAGGAGCAGGCGTTTACTACCGAAGCGACCGAGCTTTTATTCGGCGGCGCTAGTGAAGGGGGGAAGTCGTTTCTAGTTCGAGTTGCCCTCATTTCTTGGTGCCTAGCCATTCCAGGGCTTCAGTGTGTTTTAATCAGAAAAAAGTTTCAGGACATCATCGACAACCACGTTGAGGGGCCAACGGGGTTTCGCGCCCTTCTTTCGCCGTTAGTTGAGGGAAAGGTAGTTAAGATCACCGAGTCAGAGATAACCTTCCCGCAAGGCTCGCGCATAGCGTTCATGCACTGCCAGGACGAGCGGCAGTTCTCGAGCGCGCAGGGCGTTGAAAAGCACGTGTTAGCTATCGACGAGGCAACGCAAATCAGCGAACGCCTGATCCGGTTCTTTCGCGCGTGGGTCCGTATGCCAAAAGAGATGAAGGACAGTTTGCCGGCAGAGTGGCGCGGCAAGTTCCCGCGCATCATTTACACCGCCAACCCTATCGGGCAATCGGTTTCATTTTTCAAACGCAACTTTGTTGAGCTATGCCGGGACGAAAAGATCGTGCCCGTCGACGGCTTCAAACGGCAGTACCTCCTTTCAAGGTACACCGACAATTACAGCGTGGACGAAGAAGCGCACAAAGGGCGCCTTGACGGTATAGGCGACGAGCAGCTTGCGCGAGCGTTAGACCTCGGCGACTGGAACGCGATCACGGGCGAGTTTTTCCCCGAGTGGGACGAGGATCGCCACGTCATCAAATACGACTTTCGAGTGCCGTCGCACTGGACCAGGTTTCGTACCTTCGACTGGGGAACCGCTGATCCCTTTGCAGTCTATTGGATGGCCGTAGCAGACGGTGAGCCCTTCACCGACCGAGACGGTAAATCCCGCTGGCTACCTCGAGGATCGCTTGTTGTGTACCGGGAATGGTACGGGTGCGACCCAACCGACCCGGCAAAGGGTGCCCGCCTCAGAAATGAAGAGATTGCGCAAGGGATTGTATCACGCAGTGATATAGGTCACGAGAACGTCCCAACACTCACCGACTCGCTACCGTTTCAGGACAGGGGCGGCGAAACTATTGCCGAGGTATTCAGGAAAAACGGCGTCATCCTCACCCACGGCGACACCTCGCGCGTTCCCGGTTGGTCACAGATGCGGAGCCGGTTGATCGGCATTCAAATCGATAGCAACGACCCCTTGCGTTATCCCCTCTTGTATGTAACGGCCGATTGCAAGTATGCTAGGGACTACATTCCAGCCCTCCCCAGGCATCCATCCGAACACAAAAAGGAGGACGCCGCCGAACACGGGGAAGCAACCCACGCCTGTGACGCTATCAGGCTCGGTTGTATGGCCCACACAATAATCAAAGACAAGAAGTTACCGACGGAAGCACGCATAAACCGCGCGCTTGCCTCAAAACCAACGATGAAAAAGATCGCGGCGCGCATGGGATATGGCAATATCGGTTGAAGAAGTAAAGGCGTTCATCGAGGACGCAAAGAAGGCGCGCGAGTCGTGGATCACGTGGGCCGAACGCTCATGGGCCGAAATAAAAAAGCGCCAACGAAACAACCGCCTTTTGTCTGTTACCCCAAACAGTGCCAAGCGCCGCGCCAAGTATCCGGCGTGGTATGGCATTTTCAAAATAAGGCAACCCCTCCTTCTGTCGCGCGTTGGTATCCCTATCTGTAAGGATAGTACCCAGGACGGCACCGACAATATCGGCGCCTCGGCAGCATTCTTCAAAGAACGCCTAGCCGTAAACCTCGCCAAATCGTTCCCGTTTTTCGATGCGTTGTGCACGGCTCGCGACGATTTTCTAGTGACCAATTTTGGCATACTTCGTGCGTACTATGAGCGTGACGAGGTAAAGCAGAAGGTAAAGGAACGCATCTTTCCACAGCAGGATGAGGCAACGGGGGATGTGGTTTTCATCGACGGTGCCGGGAACGTGGTTCAGAGTGACGACATCGGGCAGGACGACGAGGGATATTTTCTCGAAACCGATGAGGTGATCGACGTAGAGAACGAGCGCGTGTGCCTTGACCAAGCCCTGTACAAAGAGGTCTACATCGATCCCGACATTAAGCGTTTTAACCGCTGTGAGCGGATGGCGTTCGAGCTCCATTACTCGGTCGCACAATTCAAAGCCGTTTTCGGTGCTCGAGCGTACGCGGCGATCCCGAAATCTGACGACCCAAAAGAGGGCATCGACGAGGCAAGCCCAAAGCGCCAAACGATCAAGGTGTTTGAGTATTGGGATAAGTACGAGAAAAAGGTTTTATGGGTGCCCGAGCTTGGCAGTGAGTTCATCACCCCGAAAGCGATGCAGGTGCCCGAGGAGTACAGCGAAGGCGAGCAGCCCAACGGCTTGTATGACCTCGAGCGCTTTTTTCCCGTGCCTGACCCTATCCTGTCGAACCAATCGACGGATGAGTTCTGGCCGGTTCCAGAGTTTTATCAGCTTGTAGAGCTCATCGAGGACATCCACACGATATTCAGCCGCATGATGGCGCTCACCAAAGCGATCCGCGCGCGGGTGTTGTTTGATAACAACGTTGAAGGGCTTCAAGAGGCGCTTGCCGAGGCCACCGAAGGCGACGCGTTCGGGGTGCCAAACCTCGCGCAATCGCTTGTGAGTAACGGCGGCAGCCTCGATTCAGTTGTGCAGTACATTCCGGTCGAGAAAATGGTCGCCGCCTTGGCGCAAGTATACCAAGCGCTCGAGCAGCGATTAAACACGCTTTACCGCCTCACAGGCGTCTCGGACCTCCTCCAAGGGCTTATCTCTGACGGCACGCAGCGCACGTTTGGTGAGCGCCAAATGCTTGAGAAATACGCGCTCAATCAACACGCCGAGCCGCAGCGAAAAATGCAGGAGTTTGTGCGTAATTGCTACGAGCTCCTTTGTGAAATGGCGCTCAAAAACTTCAAGGATGAATCCCTTGAGCGCTACATGCTACCGGCAACAGCGCCCCAGGTTCACCAACAGAATTTCAAAGCCGCTCTTGAGCTCCTAAAAGACGACCGCAAACGTTTCCGCATTGAGCTAGAAACCGATTCTACTATTGCGCTCAATGAACAGTACGACAAACAAATGCGGGTTGAGCTTGTGAACACGCTCACCGGCGCCATCGAGAAAGTTGCCGGGATCGCGACCTCTTCCCCTGCCCTGGTTGCTATCGAGCTACACGCGCTTAAATTCATGGTGCAGGGCTTCAGGCAGGGCAAGATGTTTCAGCAAGAAATCAGCCAGGCTATCGACCAGGTGATCCAACAGATGCAGGCCGCAGCCGATCAAGAGCCGGCGCCAAATCCTGATCTGATGCGGTTTGAGTTCGAAAAGCAGGTAAAGGAAAGTGAGTTGAAGCTCAAAGAATACCAAATACTCTCTAATGAGCGCATCGAAACCGCTCGAGTGCAGCTCGAGCAGCAGGTAAACAACATCAAATCACAGCTCGATCAGATGCGGCTAGAGGCGCAGACAAGCGACAATCTCGCCAAACGACAGCTTGAGTTTGAACAGGTTCGCAACGAAATCACCGTCGCACAAACCGAGCTTGCGCAACGTTCGCAGGAGCTAGAGATCGAGGTTGCCAAGCTCAATGATGACCGCAATAGAGCGGCGTACGAAGCGGCCGCAACCGAGCGGCTTGCAATGATCGATGCCGAGCTTAAATCAGCAGCGCAGCGCCTCGAGGAGTACCGCGTGCAGATGGAGGAGGCACGCACGCAGATGGAAATCCAAGAGCGGTGGGCGACAGAGGCGCGATTACAACAGGAATATGAGCTTGATAAATTGTTAAAAGCGGTCGAGGTAGCAAATAAACAGGCCGAGGGGCAGCAGGCGGCCTTTGTTGCAATGGCTCAGGCCAAGGCAGCGGCGGCGCCTCCACCACCCAAAAGCAAGAAAAAAATTAAGGTAAGCCGCGATGAGCTTGGAAACGTTGCAGGCTACGAGATCGAGGGAGGCGACGGGTACAGAGTGATTCGAGACGCAAACGGCGATGTTGTAGGGTACGAGCCAATCGGGGGGATATAAGGAATGGCAAACGCTTTATATCCAAAATACAAGCAAAAGATCCTTAACCCTGGCACGCTCGGACCTACAAGCGCGGATGCGGTTGATCTGATCGATGATACGATCAACGTTGCGCTAATTGACACCGGAATTTATTCGTACAACTCGGCCGATGAGTTCTACACCGCCGTAAGTTCGGCAGTGGTTGGAACACCTCAAACGTTATCAAGCAAAAGCGTAACGAGCGGCGTTTTCGATGCGGCTGACGTGACGTTTTCGGCAGTCACCGGCAACAGCATCGAGGCGCTTGTACTGTATAAAGACACCGGATCAGCAGGCACCAGCAGTTTGATTGCCTACATTGACACCGTTTCAGCCGGACTACCCGTTACGCCTAACGGCGGTAATGTGGTCATTCAATGGGCAGCAAATGGGATATTTACCTTATAAGGGCAAAATATGGCGGATAACGTGGGCTATACCCCCGGGACTGGGGAAATAATAGCAACAGACGATGTCGCAGGAGTACAGCATCAAAAGGTAAAAATTACCCTTGGCGATGACGGCATCGATGATGGCATGGTGTCGGCGAATAATCCGTTGCCGTCAATAATTACCAACTCCGAGGCCGGGCCAATACCAGTCAGAGTTTATGTTGATTCAAATTTACCAGCAACATCGACTGATCCTATACCAACACTGCCACAGGGCGAAATTGTCGAAGCGCTGGAAGCGGTGCGCATGGGGGTGCAGTCGCTTAATAGAACCGTCGGCCAAGCGTTACCCGATAGTGCTAACAGGTTGAGGGTCAACATTGAGGCCGGAACGTTACCCACCGTTACTACTGTAAGCACGGTCACGACTGTAACGACTTGCTCAACATTAACGAATCAAACGCAACTCGGAGGCAATCCAGCGTTCGAGCAAATACCAGCTTTGTTACGATTGGCGGCAGACGCTTTAAGACGAAACATAAGTGTGACCTAGGGGAATTATGGCAACGACTAACGGCAATAGAAAAATTCTTGACTTAAAACGATGGGAGTTTTGCACTCCTGCCCCAGTAGCAACGGCCGCAGGCGTCTTTGTTTCTTCGTCTAGGCACTTTAAGCAGAGGCAGTTATACGTTCAGTCGGCGACTGCTGCATATCTTTATTTGCCCGAAGAAGACGGGTTTGTGCAAGTTGCTTCTCCGGCTTTGGCAGGTACTTTTGGCGTCGGCGCAACAGGCGTGGCCGGGGCATGGAGCACAGGCACAAGCGTTGCAACCGCCTCACTTACAGCAACAGCAGGAACAACTAGCTCAATTACCACTAATCAAACCCTAGCAGTCGATTTGCGTGGGTACTCAGTTCAGATCCTTGCTGGCCCCAACGCGGGCGAAACGAAGGTGATAGCGTCAAACACTATAGGCGCAAACGCTGTAATTACGTTCACGGCAGCCTCAGCGTCGGCATTTTCCGCGTCGACGGTGTATAGATTGTGCACTCCCGTTTGGTACGTGCTCGGCGCAGGTACGTTAGCAGCGAACATCTTTAAGAAATACGATTACGCGACAAACACGTGGACAGCGCTGACACAGACGGGCTTACCCGCTACGATCGGCACAGACAGCAAGTTAATTTCGACGCCGTCATGGCTTGGCAGTAACTACGTATCGTTTGCAACCGGCACGGCAACGGGTGGGACCGCTAACACGATTAGCAACACGGCAAAAAGTTGGTCAACAAATCAATGGGCAAATTACCAAATACGAATCACAGGAGGCACGGGAGCCGGGCAAATCCGCACCATTGCCAGTAATACAGGCACGGCAATCACAGTCTCGACCAACTGGGGAACGAATCCAGATACAAGCTCAACTTATTCGATCGAAGGGAACGATGATTACCTATATTATATCGGTAGTAACGCCGTAACCTTGTATCGTTATTCGATAACGTCAAACACGTGGTCAACGCTGACGCCAACCGCAGCGCGAGCGGCGGCTCCGGGTGCTGGAATGTCCGGTCAATGGATATGGGAGGTTTCGGCGTCCGAATGGACCAACGAGAACGCCATACTCAACGGAAAATATATATATTCGTTCCGCGGCGCCGCTGGCGCTGGATTAGACAGGTACGACATTGCAGCAAACACATGGGAAAATCTTTCAACCTATACGCCGGGCACGGAAACGTTTACTACCGGAACAAAGCACGTTTATTCAGGTGATTATATATACTCCCAAAAAGATGCCACAGGCCGTTGGTTCAGATTTAGTATTCCGAAACGAGAGCAGGATGGGTTTGGGACTATGACCTACACGCAAGGAGCGGCAGTAGCCGGCGATACTTGCTTTGACGCCTTGTACACAGACGGAGCTACGCAGATTACCTACATCTACATGATCCTTAACACTTCAACAGTAATGTTACGAATGATGGTGATCTGATGACTCTGTTTGATCTGATACGCATCCTTGAAAACAAAATAGTCAACTTAAGCCAACTTAAAACCGCCGCAGGAGCTATTGGCGATGTTGAGCAGGTAGTTAAGTTAGAAGAGGACGAGGCAGCAACCTCTACTTTAATCGGGCAACTAAAACAGGTAGCAGCGATCGGAGTCGAATAGTTTTGCGCTGAAATAGGCGGCTAAATGCTCACCACTCTATTAACAGCACAAGCAAGCTCGACTACGGTAGTTTGCTCGCGCATACCGAGCTCCGTAACGTTTTACGGCGCTACGGTGTCGCAGTCTGGGGTCGGTCAAACGATCCTGTGCACTCGCATAGAGAGCTCGACGCAGTTCCCGCTGCCGTCTGTCATTGTGCGCAGGTTTGTAAGTTTCCCAGGACCAGTTGCAACCAATCCAACATTTACAGACCAGTCAACGCGGAAAAAAAAGAAACGCAGCAAAAAAGAGCTCGAGGCATTGATGGTTCGACGAGCAAAGCAACGGACCGAGGAAGAAGCGTTCTTCATATTTTTAAGTGAAATACTATGAGCCAGAAGATACAAACGCGCGTTTTTAACTACGGCAACGAAAAGGAAAGTTCGTGGCCTCCCATGTTCGGCAAAGGTGGCTCAGGGCTCTATCACCGAGGCGAGGACGGTAAGTTTCACGAAGGGCCGCCACCGCCAAAGTTTCAAAAGTTTGGAGAAGCGCCATTTGTAATACAGGACACCATCGACGCCTACCGACACCCGATGACGGGCGAGGTGATAGAATCACGCTCGAAGTTGTTAG